TGAGTTTAAAGGTAGAATTGATTTGGCTGTATCTAGAGTAGAAAATGCTGACCCTACTATCAAGGCTCAACTTAAAGCCTATTACAGTATTACAGATGCTGACCTAACAAACTACTTCTTAAATCCTAAGGAAAATCTTCCTAAGTTAGAAGAGAAGGTTAAGGCAGCCGAAATTGGTGGAGCAGCAGCAGCGCAAAGATTATCTGTTAGCGCAGCCACCGCAGAAGATTTAGCCAAGTATGGCGTAACACAACAACAAGCCCGTGAAGGATATGCTGATATAGCAGAGGTATTACCTACTTCAGAAAAGTTAGGCGCTATCTATGATGAGATGGGCGTTAAGTATGGGCAAGCAGAAGCAGAGCAAGATACATTCAAAGGGTTAGCCTCTGCTAAGCGTAAGAAAGAACAATTAGTAGCAAGAGAAATAGCAGAGTTTAGTGGCTCATCTGGAACTGGTTTAGGTTCAGGTGCACTATCAACTCAGTACCTACGTAGAGGTTCAGCGTCAGGTCAATTCTAAATTCCCTACACGGATAGGCCAGCCCCGTGAGGTGTATAAGTCTGGAAGTAGAAGCCAGCCAGTTTCCCCGAACTGAACTGTGGTCTGCGAACTAACAACGAATAGAAGGGTGGGTTGCTATGAGCAACAATTACTGGGAAGACGAAGACGAAGACCAAGATAACGACATCAACTTGCAAGGCGATGACTTAGTTAAGAAACTAAGAAAAGCCAAGCGTGCTGATGAGAAGCGTATCAAGGAACTCACTGAGCAACTTGAGGGATTATCCAAAGTGCAGCGTGAGCGAACCGTCAAAGAAGTCCTAGAGAAAAAGGGTGTCAACCTTAAAGCAGCAAGGCTAGTCCTAAAGGACTTGGATGATGTTAACGAAGAGTCAGTTTCTAACTGGCTTGAAGATAACGCAGACTTGTTCGGACTATCTGTTTCCAAGGAGGAACTGCGAGTAGATAGCAATGACTTAGCGGCATTACGCCAACAAGACATTGTTACTCAGGGTGCATTGACACCAGACCGCTCAGATGATTTCAGTAACAAGATTGACAATGCTCAATCTGCTGATGAACTCATTGCGCTGATACGGTCTCAGCAATAACAATTTCCGTTCATAGTCACTTGGAGGTGACCCATGGCTAACGCCTACGTATCAACTGGCTCTTCTTCTTTAGGAGGAACCGCTGGTGGTGCTGGTCTAGTTCAGAAGGCGTACGACCGTCTTCTAGAATTTGCTCTCCGTTCAGAACCCCTAATTCGTTCTGTCGCAGATAAGACACCAGCCCGTCAAACACAACCAGGTTCAACAATCGTTCTACAACGCTACGTTGACCTAACAGCAGCAACTACTGCATTAACTGAGGATACAGACCCAGATGCAGTTGGCTTGTCTACACCAACATCAGTAACCATTACTCTTAATGAGTACGGTAACTCAGTTATTGTAACTCGTGCTCTTGAGTTATTCTCATTAGCAGATGTTGACCCAGCGATTGCTAACATTATCGCTTTCAACCTAGCAGATTCTATTGACGCTGTAGCAATGGCAACATTGCGTGGCGGTACAAACGTAATCTACTCAGGTTCAACTGCTACATCTACTGCAACAATCACAGCAGCAGCAACAATTTCTTCAGCAAACATCCGCAAGGCTGTTGCTAAGTTACGTTCTAACAAGGCTGTTGCTCGTAAAGGAAACCTATACTGGGCTGGTATCCACCCAGAAGTTTCACACGACCTACGTGCTGAGACAGGTTCAGCAGGATGGCTTCTACCTAACCAATACGGTTCTTCACAAGACCGCATCTGGGCAGGAGAAATCGGAACATACGAAGGTGCATTCTTCGTAGAGTCTCCACGTCTTTACAATGCAACAGATGGTGCTTCATCTGCTCGTAACTACCGCACAATCGTATGCGGACAACAAGCAATGGCACAAGCAGTGGCAGAAGAGCCACACACAGTAATCGGACCAGTAGTTGACAAGTTAATGCGTCACCGCCCAATGGGTTGGTACGGCGTACTTGGCTTTGCACGCTACCGTGAAGAAGCACTGTACCGAATCGAATCAGGTTCATCAATCGCTTAGTTGATTGACGGTTGGGCACTGTTTACGCAGTGCCTAACAGTAAGTCCATTAAGGAGGACAAATGGCAAACTACATCTTTAGGCCACCAACAGTAGAAGAAGGCCCAGCAGGTGCTACACGTCTGTTTTACTTCTACAGATTAAAAAGGGGCATTACTGTTATCAAACAGAATAATGCTTACTCATTAATCCGCTATCCATTAGATGAAGATTTAACTACATACCAAGAGTATTACCTTGGCGGTAGAGACCATACAGTTAATGATGCTACTAAAGCAGCATTAATCTCTGCAGATATTGGCATTACAGAAAGTAACTTTACTGCGCTATGAAGCATTGGGAACATCATCCCGTGCCAGTAGATAATTGTTTTGGCTGTAAGGGACTAAGTCTTCAGATGAATACTGGAGATGCTAAACGAGATATTCCAGATAAGAAATGGAATGCAGAACTAGCGGCATATCGTGATGCTAGGGCACAAGGTATACAACCAGCAGGAACAAGTATGCGCCATATACAACAAGCGCATAAAGCATCAGAGGTTTTAGGCAAAGCGTATAATGCGGACACTATGCCTAAAGCAAAGGACATAACACCAAAAGCCGCAGAAGTAATGAAAGAGATTGGAAGCATATAATGCCACAGGTAGGAAATAAGAAGTTCCCATACACAGCCAAGGGTAAGGCTGCTGCTAAGAAGGCTGCTAAGAAAGCATACTTTGCTTATGAGAAATCAGAGCCAAAGGCTGAGAAGATGAAGGAAGCCAAAAAGGGTATGAAGAAGGCTGCTAAAAAGTCTGCTAAAAAGAAGAAGATGTTCTAATGGCTGTTAAAAAAACAAGTAGACCAAAGCCAATGTCAGAGCGAGAAAAGTTTATTCAAACAACAAAACCTGCTCCACGTAAGTTAGTTAAAAAATTACCTAAGCCACCTGTAAGTTTGGCTGGTAAACCTACTGCTAAGAAGAAACCTATGCCTGGTAAGTTGACAGGTGCAGATGCACTTAAGGCATATCAAAATGAAATCTCCCCTAAAGGTATGGCTAAGACTAAGGCTAAGCAAACAGCCGCATTAGACAAACTAATGGAGAAGCGTTATGGAAAGAAGAAGTAATGAAGAAAGCACACCCAGGATTCAAAGCAGTGCAGAAGAAAATTGCTGCAAAGCAGGGGGTCTCCATGAAAGGTGCTGGAGCCATCTTGGCTGCCAGTGCTCGGAAAGCCAGCAAGGCTGCTGTTAAAAAGAATCCACGTTTACTTAAAATCTCTGGTGTTAAGAAATCAGGTAATAGATAATGTCTTCGGGTCAACACAAACGGCATGACGGATTTAATAAGTCAATTATCCGTAATGGCTTAGTTGTTATTCTACGTAAGGACGGCAGCGTAAAGGTTCGTCTTGACCCGAAAACTAAAGAAGTAGTTAAGGACAAGAAATGAAAGACCCAAGATTAAAAAGAGCAGGCGTATCTGGTTTTAATAAACCAAAGCGTACACCTAATCATCCTACTAAATCACATGTAGTTGTGGCTAAAGTTGGTAGTCAAGTAAAGACTATCCGCTTTGGACAACAAGGGGTTACTGGGGATAGACAACCAACAGCCCGTCAAAAATCATTCAAGGCTCGTCATGCTAAGAATATTGCCAAGGGCAAGATGTCAGCAGCATACTGGGCAGACAAGGTTAAGTGGTAATAAATGACACAGGGGACAGAAGATACAGTATCAATTGCTTGGTGTGATAACGGCAATGTAGATGGCAAGTTTATGCACGGAGTCACTAATGTGATTATTGATTCAGGTGTAAAGTTTGAATCAACTATTCGTAGTGGTGGCAATCAGATAGCAAGACAACGTGAACACGTTATCCGCTACTGGTACGAACAGAATAAATCAGAGTGGCTACTATGGGTAGATTCAGATGTAGTTATTAGCCCTGAAAAGTTTTTAAGATTATGGAATAAGAAAGATAAAGATAAGCACCCAATCATTACTGGTGTTTACTTTACCAGCAAGAACCCAGAGGAACCTTTGATGGTTCCAGAACCTACTGTGTTTGACTTTGTAGAGTCTGGCGATGTTATTGCTATTAAGCCAATACATCCTCTGCCAAAGGACAAGTTTATTAAAGTCGCTGCAGCAGGTATGGGATTTGTGCTAATGCACAGAAGTGTAGTCGATAAGATAATTGAAGCAGTTCCAGATGTAGCCATGTTTATGGAAGCAGGAACTGAGAAATCATTTATCGGCGAAGACATTTACTTCTTTGCTTTGTGTGGCAAAGCAGGAGTAGAAGTATGGTGCGATACAGGAGCAACTGTTCCACACATTAAGAGATTTTCATTTGATGAGCATTACTACAACGCCTTCTTTGGTGGGGCAGAAAAGCCATCTAATTTAATATTACCGAAACATCACAGAAAGAAGTAACCAATGGCACTAGGCAA